TAAACATATGAATCACTTTCTCTGTTGTTACTCTTATAATATAGTATATGATTCGGGTAATGTCAATAGAAAAAAGGGCCCGAAAGCCCTTTTTTTTAATTATTTCTGTATACTTGTTCTACAAAGGAGTATGGCGCACCACTCAATTTTTGAGCAATAAACAACATACGTCCTTCGTCAACACTATCGACTCCGCTTTCTAAAAGACTAGCTTCTCGTAAAGCATCTCTAATTAATTCACCTACGCTTTTGTTTTCCAAGACATGATTCCCTTACATGATTAACTGCACTTTCAACTCTACTAGGGTATTCACCCAAAAATGTTCCTGCTTTTAAATCGTCCTCTGTGATTAACTCCTTATGATGGTGTTCTATCTTATCCCATGCTGCTAACATTTTACGACCTAGTTTATCAAAAACGCCATCGCTTAATACAGGATTGTCCTGATTGTAGTAAGCAAATGATGCTATCAAATACCATGGTACAGTCATATTAATGTTATCATCAACTATTTCCATACAATACTTATCTAGATTTTCCTCGTCCATGAGAGACCCTTATTGTTGTTTCATAGTTAACTATATAGTATTTTTTTGGCCTTGTCAAGGAAAAGTTAGGACTTAATTTGTATAAATAACATCGGGTGCGTGTATGTACGTGAAACAACGTAAGAGGCAAGTGTGAGAAAAATCACAAAAGGAATAGCAGGTGTCACATCAAGTATGTCCGTGGGGTTCGGGCCTGCCACGTATCAAGTAAAGTAAAAAGGCGCTTCCATTGGGGCGCCTTTTTTGTTTACTTTGGTCGACATTCTAATGAAAAAAATCTTGGCGATAATCCATTAAAGCCACTACCTAGATTTAAAGACCTACACATCGATCTTGCGTCTTTGCTACATTCGCTTTTATACAAAACAATTTCTGTGTTTTTCTCTATTACTTTGAACTTTTTTTCTTTAGAGTCTTCTTCTACTCTGTAAGACATTAACTAAACCCTTCGAATGCCAGAGGCCTTTTACCCTTCTTGAAACTAACAACTTCGCCAAAGTCTTCACGCTCTGCACCCATTCTTTCACCTACAGCGCCTCGATCCATAGTTGGGGTGTCATCCATTAAGTCTTGTGCATTCTCTTCTGCATCGAATAAACGCATCTTAGATCGGTCAATACCAACAACAAATCTTTTGAGATAGTTAGTATCACCCCATCGATTTTTAAGTTGTTTAACCATAAGTTGCCCAAGACTTTCTAACTCTTCTGTAGAAATTAAACCAATCATAAAGTCTGCTGTTGCAGGTAGACCAAAAGACTCTGACGTATCTTCCAGACCTAAGTCTGAACTACTATAGCCAGTTCTTGTTGTTTGCGTAGCTGACATAATAGGAATATTAAACTCTACCGCCAGACCACGAAGTTCTTCTGCTATTGCTTTAATCAAAGTGTATGAATTCACATTCGCACCATACTTCATACGTGAAGAAGTACAGATATTCAAATAGTCGATATACACAACGTCTGGTATAAAGTTTCTCTTTAGACGTAGTTCATTTAGTAAGTGACGAAAATGTGCAGATCCAGCACTTGCAGTTGGATATTCTTTGACGATAAGTTTACCTGTTGTCTTGTTCTTTACACGATTAATACGCTTAACATAGACATCTTTTGGTATCTCTTTAAGTTCATCAATAGTCAAATCAAGAAGGTTAGCGTCAATGCGTTCTGCAATGCGTTCCTCTGCCATCTCCATTGTTATATATAAAACATTCAAACCCTGCATCATATTCGCTGATGCACAATGGGTCATGAACAAAGTTTTACCTACACCAGTGCCTGCAAGAGCAACACTTAGAGATTTACGAGACAGACCACCTTTTGTAATCTTATTCAATAACTCAAGGTCAAAGGGTATCTTATCTTCTTTTGTATGATAAAACGTATAGCGTTCATCAAAGTTATCAAGAAAGTCGTGACCAATACTACTATCAAACGATACACCCAAAGCCGTTGACAAGAGTTCTGGTATTGAACCCTTGTCTAGCTCTTTGTGATTACCATCTAGTACTAGAATACTTTCACGTACTGCATTGTAGATAGCTTTATCTTGACAAAACTTTTCTGTCTTATCAACTAGCCAGTCACTATCTGGTGCATCTTCTTGTTTAAGATTGTCTATAACGAGGTTAACATCTTTGTATTGTTCCTCGTTTAGATTTTCTTTCTCATCAATAGAGATACGTAGAGCTTCCTTTGTAGGAAGCCCATTGTATGTATCAACGTATGATACAATTTCTTTGTAGACTATCTTGTATGACTGAGCATCAAAATAATCTTCTTTTAAAAATGGTATTACCTTTCTTGCATATTCTTCATTGTATGTTAGATTAGCAAGGATAACACTTTCAATCATTTTCTGCTACTTCCTCAATAGTTTCGTCTACTTGTACGTCATCAGCCATAAGAGCCTTACCACCTACAGTATAGCGGGTTTTGATTGCTTCCGCAAGGTTTGTTTCTGTAAACATCATTTTCCAGAAGTCTCCGTTACTATTGACTTCTTTGGCTCGCATTAGCTTATCACTTAGCACTACTCCAGTTTCTGGGTCTACAGCTTCATACCAACCAACTTTAGGTTTGGTGATGTAACCAAGCTTTTCTGCAACATCTAGTAAACCAGACCACTTAGAGATACCACCATTGAATGTAACAGTAATTGGTATCTTAGACTTCTCACGTACATGGCGAGACTTCTCAATGTTAATCACAAAGTGGTAACCTTCAATCTCTGTGCCAACCTTCTCTTGTTGACGACCAATAATCCATATTGCATCGGCAGAGTAGTATGCACCAGTACCACCAGATACGATATCTTTCGGGAACAAACCAATCTCTTTGTAAGTATGATTGACTGCTACTAGTGGGATATCTTTTAGATTCAAGTGTGGTGTAATCATTCTAAACAATGACTTCATTTGCTTTGCACGTGACATATCAGCAACGGACTTACCATCCATCGCATCATCAACTTCTTTCTTCGAAGCCAAGTTACCAATCGAGTCAATTAGAATAACAACTCTATCATTCTTATCGATACCATCTAATTGCTTCATGATATCAAACTTGAGTTCTTCTACGTTAACAATTGGCGTATGCACAACACGTGCCATATCAATACCAAAAGATTCGAAGTATGATTGAGGTGTACCAAACTCACTATCGTAGAATAGGATTACTGCATCATCATACTTCTTTTGATAAGCCGCAGCCATCATCAATGCAAATGCAGATTTAAAGTGTTTAGACGGACCAGCAAGCATAAGCAAGCCAGGCGTCAAGCCACCATCAACACGACCAGATAGAGCAACGTTAACCATAGGTACAGGTGTAGTTGCCATGTCTTTCTTACCATAGACTTTTGAGTCCATGATAGGTGCCGTCATCTTACTGGTGGAGTTTTTCATTAGTTTTTCAATTAGCGACATTATATACTCCTCTATAAAGTCATTGTTACTACTATATCACTTACCTTGGTAAATGTCAAGTAATTTCGACTCAAACATTTCAATTTTTGCGGTACGATCAGGCCAGAGAATATATTCTTTCTCTGGGTTTGCTTTTAAGTTTGTGAGTAGCGGAATGACCGCATTATACAAAGCATCTAATCGCTCTTGTGTTGTCTCTGCTGTAGTAGAGACTTGTGTAATTGTTGACTTAGCTTCTTGTACGGCTGATAGTTCGTGTTCGTCTACAGCAGTAAAGCCAAAGTCAAAAAATTCATCTGTCATGAGAAAAATCCTTCTAATGTGTTTATCTTTTCAATTTGCCAACCCATTGCATCTGTTACTAGCTTGAGAGGTTCTTTGAACGCTTTATCAAACTGCAAATCATAATCAATGTATTGCTGCATATTAAATTCTTTTGGGAGAAACTGCGGAAACGCAATCACATTCTCCATGAGAGGGTTGGGCTTTTTGAGATAACAAAACTTGACCTTTGTGCCATTCTTAATAGCTTCCATTGAGCGGTCTAGGCCTACCTCTTTCATCTTCTTATTGAATAGCAATGAGCCACGAACATGAATGGGTGTGCCTTTCTTGTATATAGTATTTAGATCATTCCACTTGTCAATTTCACTCACACCACGAGGAAAACTTACATCTTCTGCTGGTAGTGAAGTAAAATCATTGTAGAAGTTTTGTACGAACTGTTGCAACTCTTCTTCGGTGCCACGTAGAACAATTGAGTATGCTTCTTTAAACTTGTTACGTACTACCATAGGCGTAGAAGACTTGACTGCCTCTAGACCCATCATCTTCACCTTAGGCTCTGCGTATTGCACACCTTCGTTATTGTGAACGTTTAGAATGTAACGCTTCTTAGCAACCCATACACCACGATCTGCAATCACCTCACGTGCCATGACCATGCGGTTCTCAAAGGCATTCATACGTTGAAAGAGGTCTGCATAACCATCTGCTAGAATAGGTTCAAACTTCTCACTACAAGCTTTATCAAGAAACTTGACTGGATCAGGTGGATTGACTTTGTTCACAAGCGGACCCATATCAACGTAGATAGAGTCGGTGTCGATTGCTATGACGTAATCATCATCAGTCTTAAGTATCTTGTTCATAGCATTGTTGATAGTCTTCTCTGCCCACTTGATAGATAGCTGACCAGATAGCGTGATACCCTCTGCGATATCCATCTCAAAGTAGCGAAAGTATTGATT